GACGTAATGAAAGTAAACAAAGAAGACTTTGGCGCTACTTTTAATCCAATTATGATACCTTAATGGTGTAATCTTTTTTAGGAAAATGGCCGAAAATAAAATCAGACTGAGCCAGATATATAGAGAGGATATATCTGGATATGTACATCAGGTTGCTTCTGGAGATAACATCCGTGGTGCTATAGGTCCTTCTGGACCAACTGGCCCTCAGGGGATAATTGGCCTTACTGGAAATACCGGCCCCCTCGGGCCCACTGGTCCTAACTATGGGCCTTCTGGAGCAACGGGTCCAACGGGCCCAGCTGCCCCGCCTTTTTCTGAGTCTATCGCTTTTAGAGTTTTCAACCCCGCAATGTCTGGCACAGGTTTTAATACTTACAAACCAAGTAATTTCGCGGGCTTCCAAGTCTTAAAGCTTACTGGAATCAGTGGTGCTCCCGAATACAATGAAGGGAGTCATTACGTAGGGACGGGGACTGGCGAAGAGTATTGTTTCACCGCTCCTTCTAATGGTCTTTATCGTTTAAGTGCGGATGTACTATTTCATTTAGTTAACAGCTCCGATTCCATGCCCGCTGTAGCTATAATGCAGAACATTCACTTGTTAAAAACTGGCGGCGACTCCATAACCGGAACGAGCGGAGAAATTACTCTTCCGGCAACTGGCGTAGAAGATAGTTCAATGCACGACCATGTAGTTGCGATGGCTAGTTCTGATGGCGACGTAGATTACGGCGGGAGCACCAGTGGACTCTACCACGCTTCTAGCACGATAAAAGCGATTTCAGGAGATAAGTTCTGGATGGCGGTTTATTCAAATAACTATAAAGAAGGACTCGCCGGATTTGGAGGTGTTCCGTCTCAAGCTACTGTTCGTCATGGCATATATAATACTAGATTTGAGGGAGTTAGAATAGGGGGCATGGGACCGTCTGGTCCAAGTGGCCCAATTGGGTTGGCTGGACCTCAAGGCACAACCGGCCCAACGAGTCCTCATACTGGTCCTGTTGGCGCTGCTGGCACATCTGGCCCCGCTGGTCCAACCGGACCGACTAGTCCTCAGAGAACTGCAAAAACTTATACTATAACAGTAGCAAATGATGGAGTACAAAATAGATACTACATTGATTCTGTTAAACAAGATACATTAAATTTAATAAGGGGTCAAAAATACATAATCGATGTAAGCTCTGCAACGACTGACACTCATCCCCTCTGGCTTCAGACTACCGATAATGGAGGGGCTTATGACGCTGGTAATCTTTATTCTTCTGGAGTAACAAACAATGGAGCAACAACTGGAACGATAACTTTTGTCGTACCTTACGATGCGCCTAGTACATTATATTACAGATGTGGCTCACACTCTGGAATGGGTGGAGCAATATCGATTAAAAATTTAACTGGAAGTGATTTACTAGGCCCCACCGGCCCCGCCGGTCCATCTGGTCCCGCTGGCTCCGCCTCCGCAGCGGGTGACGATAAAGAACTTCAAGTTAACAAGGGCGGCTCTTTAAGTGGCGTAGACAATCTGCTCTATAGCTACTCTACTACTCCCCAAGAACTTCACGTAAGTGGGGCTAACTTTAAAATAGGGGCGACGGGCATTATAGAGTCTACTGGCGGGCACGATGCTCTAATGTACGTAGAGCCAATAAATGATGATTTTATTATCAGAAAATCTAATCAGGGTATACAGGTAATTATTGATGGGGATGCGGGCAATGTAGGAATAAAACTTCCGACAGGAACGTTACCCACTCATTCATTGGATGTCTCTGGAGAAGCTCAATTTAGAGGAGAAGGTAGCGAAAAATTAATTATAGACCACACCACGAGTAATGGCAGTGATTTAGTATTATATAATTCAGCGTCAACCTCGGCTGCGAAACTCTCTTCATTTGGGGATAGCTATGTAATGAATGACTTTGGCGTGGGAACCTCCTCGCCAGCGCACCCTTTAGATGTAACTGGAGTAGGTAGATTTGAAGAAATAATTCTTACAGGAACAGTGCCTTCATCAATAACTGCTCTCGGTAGCGCCGGTCAAGTAGCTGTAGACGCTAGTCATATATACGTATGCACTGCGACGAACACTTGGAAGAGGGTCTCTATATCTACTTGGTAATAAATTTAACTTATTTTTCTTCTTGTTTGACTTATCTAGTATTTTTGTGTAATATATTGTGTAAATTTAATTCAAAATGAGCACTAAAAAAACCGCTAAACCTGCATCGAAGCCTAAATCAGCCGCAAAAGCAAAGACAGCCAAGAAAAGCGCTGTAGCTAAGGCTGCTTCTAATAAGGAGTCTACTCAGCCATTAATGGTATCTACCGCTGCGGAGTCTGCTTCTACTAGGAGCAGAAGAAATGCGTCTTCTACGATAACTAGGAGTGACAGGTTCAGGAATATCGAAGACGGGATGGTTCCGTTTAAATATTCCGGAGGAGGAGTGTCTGGAAACACGAGCGCGATTGACGTTAGAGATACGGTTAAATTGTGCCAAAAGGCTTATTATAATTTTTCTATATTCAGAAGCACGATTGACATGATGACTGAGTTTTCTGTCAATAACATTTACTTTCGCGGCGGCAGCAAAAAATCAAGAAAATTTTTGGAAGCCTTATTTAAAAAGATAAACTTAAAGTCCTTCATGGATAAATTTTTTAGAGAGTATTACCGCTCTGGCAATGTGTTTATTTATAGATTCGCTTCTCCCATTAAACCAGAAGATTTAAAGAAGGTGACTCAAACCTTCGGAGCAAAAGGCCTATTATCAGAAGCTTCTGGAGTTTTGCCTAGCAAGTATATGATTCTAAACCCAGCAGACATAAAATTAACTGGTAGCCTGTCTTTTTCAACCGGAAGGTACTCCAAGCTGGTTAGTGATTATGAATTGCAGAGATTAAGAAATCCAGAGTCAGAAGAAGATTTAGAAATTCTCAATAACTTACCAGAGCAAGCGAAGAAAGCGCTAGACACGAAGTCTACGCAGGTAATGATTCCGTTGGACCCCGATAAAATTGCTGGTGTTTTTTATAAGAAGCAGGAT